AGGTTTTGCTTTTTTTGTGTCTGCCGTGATGCTTCTTTTTATTTGGGCTAAATCGCCATACATTCTTTTTCATACTTTACAAGACTTTTCGTAAACCTTTTTAAGATTTGTCATTATTTGTTTATTACAAGGGCTACAGCTTTTCCATTGTGGATTTACACCAAATACTCCTTTATATAAAGCTGATACTATTCCTCTTTCAGCAGGAGTTAACATTCCTTTTTTATCTACAGCAGGTACTACTTCATCATAAATCTTGATCTCATCTTCTGTGAATTGTCTTATATTACGAAAGTTTGGAAATATTTGATTAAGCTGTTTTCTTCTTTCTTCACAGCCACAGTCATCTCCTAACACCGCCTTAGCTACTTTATCTATTCCTGTAGCCTTTGTAATCTTTGCTATGGTATCACCAAGTCCTTTGTTTTTCTCTTTCATTTTCTAAATATTTTATGTGCTTAATAAGATGTTTAATATAGTATTTATCTTTTTCTAATAAGTTCATTCTAACATTTTCAAAATACTCTATAGCATTATAAGTTTCTATACAGTTTTCTATTATTTCAAGTTTTTTCTTGTTCATTTTTTAAATAGTTTTTTACAATTCTTACTGATTTCCCTAAAGTATTTCTATTAATCTTTGTAGCCATCTGCATAGTAGTTAAACTAAATCCATTCAGATAATATATTTTAAATATTTGTACATCAAACCAATTTAGGTTTTTACATTTATCATCTATCCATTTAAGCCTTTTCTCCATTGTCTTTAATTCTTCCCAACTACTTGACTCATTTACAACCCCTTTATTAAATATATAATTTTCTTTATACTGTTTCCTTAGCTTATAATGTCTTTTGTATTTAGTGTAAAAAGGAGAGGTTGAAGAATGGTACTGATTAATCATAATTCTTACGATATAATACAGTAACTCTTCCCTCTTTATTAAACCATAAATCAACCCCTCTTTTTTACTATACAGCTCTAACAATACTTCGTGCAACAAATCTTCATAGTCAGGATATTTGTTAGAGGTTAGCTTTCTACTAATCTCTGTTAGTTTGGTATACTTTTTGCTTATATATATGTTTAACTTTAACACAGTTTAGGCACACCAAGTTCTAATAATTGTTCATACTCCCATACCCCAAGTCTACTCCCCTCTATTTCTACATTCGTATCATACTTAGAGTATAACTCTTTTACTTTTTTATATATATACTTATCATAATCTACTCCCTCAAAATCTGTTTCTAAATCTCTAAGTATAAATGTTTCTCCTTTTTTACCATCATCAACAAAGAAAACAAAACAATGTGTAAATATTTTATGGCTAGGAGTTCTAATATTTTTATAAAATCTAAATGGTTTCATTTTTATAAGCGTTTATTATTTCTATAAATTGTTCTAATGATCTACAAACTATCGCCTTGTAGTTTCTTGCATTTAATTTAGCTATCCATTCTTTCTGTTCTTTTGTGGGTTTATTATATCCTACTTTAAGCTCTACCATTAAGCCATTGTATTTATCATTGTTAGATGGCTCAAAAATAAGAATGTCAGGCACTCCTTTTGAATAGTGTTTAGATAACATTCTTTTTTGTTTCCAATTAGATTTACCTAAAAATACTCCCCCAAGCGTACAAGTAAATAACATACCTGTATATTCTAAGTATGTTACTATACTATTTTGTAATTCTACTTCTTTCATTTTCTTTTGTCTATAAATATAGTTAATTGTATTAGTAGTAAATATATTCTCATTTCAAAATAAGGGTGGTTTTTATCAGCTTCAAAGTGTCTAACTCCAAGCATCAAACCATTCCATATTATATTTACTATTATATTCATCTTTTAATCCACTTTATTTTACCATCATAGCTATTTACTTTCTTTTCATATCCTAAGCTCTCTAAATGCTTGTAATAGCTTCTAAGGGCTGTATGATCCT